TGTTATCGATTGCGGGCCACGGCGCACCCGCTACTACCATCCTACACCGGGTAGCCACCCGCTGTCAATCCTAGCCCGAACTGCTGTCCAGCAGCGCGGCTGACAGTTCGACCGACTCGTCGAACACCGGCCCGATCACAGCCGAGCGAACCCGCATGCGGGCGTTGTAGCTGATCGTACCGTTCGCTGGAACCGACCAGTGATCCATGTCGGTCAGCGCCTCCTCGGCCGACTCGTAGATGTACTCCATGATGCGGGTCACTCGGACGGCCGCCACGCTACCTCCTCCGGGTCCAGCTCCTCATTGACGACCGCGATGATGCGGTCCATCGTCGGGTTCACCATCGTGGTCGGCAGGACCCCGAACCGGTCCTTACCCATCAGCCCGAAACGCGGCTTGCTGATACCGACGTACTGGCCGTCACTTGCGATCTTGGTCGCCATGACGATGTCGACGTACCCGCGAATGTCGTTGCCGAACGCGGGCGTCAAAGCCGGGCGGTAGGTTACCGCGTCGCCCGTCTGCTCCCCGCCCGAAGCGTCGACGTCGCGACGACTCAGGGCCGAGAATCCTACGTGGATTGGCAGATCCCGAAAGCGTCGAGCCAAGTGGCGCATCTGCTGCGTCATGACCCCGTAGTCGTCAAGATGGGTCTTGAACGGGTTGACGTCGATGTCCTTCGCCACGATCTGGAGCTGGTCGGCCTTCTCCTTGGCGTTGTGCACCCGCCGCATCACCTGCACCTCGGTCAGCACCGTGGTGATCTCGGTCAGCGAGTCGAACTGGATGCCCACCGCCCGATCGGGCTTGTCGTCCTCGATCTCACGCCGCACCTGCCAGTACAGTGCCTCCAACTGCTCATAGCTGGTGGCGGGCTGGATCCAGATGTTCTCGGGCGGCACGTCGAAAATCCGCAGGGGCCGCTTCTTCAAGCCACCCTCCGCGTTAACGAAGATGACTGGCCCTCGGCGGCCAAGGGTGGCCAGATCCAGCGTCTTCCCCGTGCCCTGCTCGCCGTAGTAGAGGATCTTGATTACGTCCTCTTGGTCCGCTAGGGTCACCCTCGGTTGATCGCCTGCGGTTAGTGCGGGTGCCATACTTGGCCTCCAGCTCGATTGTGTAGACGCCCGGTTCGCCCCCCTGATACGCGGGGATTTCGACGGACACGGGCGCCTCGGGTGTGCCGAGCAGCTTCGACAGCGCAGCCACGATGGAGGTCTCAGTCGCCACCCCACCCACACCGGAATGCCGAATCTGCAGCGTGTATCTCACAAGGACCATCCTATCATACTCCTGACTACCAGTCAACCCCACGCTTATTACCGGGTGGTAAGGCCCGCGTAACCGCCCGGTAAGGCGGTCTGCTCCGAGTTGACGGCCGGATGGCCCCGTGGTACGATGGGCCGTATGAGGAGGTGCTGCGGGTGGTTACCAATGATCAGTTCGCCAGATTGACCGGGTGTACATACACCATGGCAAGCAAGATCCGGAATGGTGCGCGTAAGCCGTCGGGCTCTCTGCTTACTCGCATTATCCTGGTGTTCGAGCTGGACGCACAGGAGGCAACCGAAGCCTATGCGGGCGGAGCGGTGGTCTTCGGCGACTATGTCACCGCAAAGGTGTTCAACGTCGGCGCCGATGTTATGGAGGACGCAGGATAATGACCGTCAGTTCCGACCTCGCGGCACAGAATGTCCAAGACGTAGTCAGCGCTGCCCACGACTGGCTGTTAGTCGTAGTGGGAGAGCCGAATCGTAGCGCCACCACCTGGCGCGTGGGCGAGTGGAACGTCGAACTCGCGTACGTATTCGGCGAGGGAACAATGCACCTGTGGCTCGAAGGCCACCTCGGGCGCAAACTGGTCACGCGAGGCCGGAACGACGCTGATCTCCAACTATGGATTGACGCCCTGGAGGCGTGTAAGCCCTAGGTATTGTAGGCAGCTAAGCGCTGTGGTAGGATGGTTTCGGACGGCCCACCCCCAGGGCCGGGTCGAAGGAGCATTTCTGTGACTACCACCGAAGAGACAACCGACGAAACCACCGACGCCCCCAAGGAGCCCACCATCAAGCGGTGCTTCAGCGGCTCCGGCCGCTATGCCAATCGAAAGTGGGCACCGGGCGGCGACGCCACCTACCTCAGCCGCCTCCGCAAGGCGCACCTCGCCGGGGAGACGCTCCCCGACCCCTGGGTGGTGCAGGAGCACGGCGGAGTCGAGGCCGAGAACGTCCCCGCTGACGGCTGGCCGCAGACCACCCCGATGGACATCGCCCAGCGGCTCGATCAGGAGCGTGGCGGTGGGGTCGACTCCCACTGGGTCCACACCCTGGAGCAGGCGTCCGAGAAGGCCAAGGTCAAGGAAGAGGCCAAGGCCAACCGCGCGGCTTCCACCCGCAAGACCAAGGAAGAGCGCGACGCTGAGCGTCAGCGCCAGCAGGCCCGACCCAAGAAGAACAGCAAGGTCACCCGCGTGGGCGGCGAGTACGATGGCCAGGAGGCTACCGTCCTGCGCGCGATCTCCCCGACCCAGCTGTTGATCCGCTACGACGGCGGCATGGAAGAGCTGGTCACCGACGAAGACGTCCAGGCGATCGCACCGGTCGAGGGCGAAGAGCCCCAGGCCGAGGCGCAGCCCGAAGGCGAGTTCGTCGAGCAGTGATCGCCAGCAGCCCGCGTCGAGGTTACGGCGACGGTCGTGCTCAGTGGAGGCACGCGGGTTAGGGTGGGCGATCGGCCCGGATGGTGAACGAGCACGGACGCGAGACTCGACCCACCGGATAACCGATCGCTTACCCGACTTCCCTGCCCCTCCGAGGGAAGAGGCCCCCGGCTCGTCTGCCCGAGAGTCGGGGGCCGTCCCATATTAGGAGTTACATTGACTGCCCGAACAATCTCCTGGTCCGAAATCGACTCGTGGCGCCAGTGCCCCTTCAAGTGGCGGCTCGAATACGCCGAACGTTGGGTCGCACCGGAGACGAGCCCAGCCCTGTCGAAGGGCACGCTCTGGCACGTGGTGCTGGAGAAGCACTATCGCATCCTCCAGGCGACCCGCTCGATCTCGACGGCGATCGATGCGGTCGACGCCTATCTCGACGCAGTTTACGGCGAGGAGACCATCGACGGCCGGTTCGACGACGAGATCATCGACCTGATCGCCTGGATGTACCACGGCTACGTCCAGATGTGGCAGAAAGACGACGCCGAGCACGAGATCATCGAAGTCGAGATGAAGCGCGAACTCCCACTGATCGAGGGGCTCGTCAACATCAAGTGCAAAATCGACTATCTGGTCAAGGATCTGTTCGGCTACTACTGGCTGTACGATCACAAGTCGGGCCAGAATCTGCCGACCAAGAAGGAGACCGATCTCGACGACCAGTTCGCGCTCTACCAGTGGATCCTGAACCAGTGCCTCGGCGCGAACGTGTTCGGGGTCGTCCACAACGCCGCGCGGACCATCCGGCTCAAAACCCGCGAGGCACCTCTCCCCGAACGGTTCGTACGAATCAAGATGGTCCGGACCGCCGTCGAACTGGAGACCATGGTAGCCGAGATCCGCTCGACCGCGCTCGACATCGTGGCCGCCTACGACAACCTGGACTCGCCCGAGACGCTAGTCACCCCGCGCCACCCCGATCCGGACCGCTGCAAGTGGCGTTGCGGTTTCACCAACCCATGTCTTCTCGGTCGCGGCACTGAACCGGCCCGGACCCGGATCATGCTAAAGGATCTCGAATTCCGACAGGACTTTACGCGGCATTGACAGCCCGTCCATCCCGCTGGTAGGATGGTATTGCATCAGTCTGGGATGGGTCGTCAACCTCGGGGGAAGATGATTCATTAGGCTCTCCGGCTCCCAGGCTGGTGCACCCAAACGAGGAGTCTGCCGACATGATCGTCAATTCTACCATCAAAATCCAGAGCGTCGCGGGTGAGCACGAAATCCCAGTGGTCTATCGGGAGAACGACGCGGTTTTGACCACACTGGCCTGCACCGAACAAGGCCACAGGGGACCCGCCACCGTCCAGGTCACGGTGCCGAGAGTCGAGGTCGCCGCCCTGAAAGAGGGCGCGTCTCCCAATCGAGCACTCACCTCCGTCGACTCCGACACCCGTGAGCGTTTCGTCTCGGGAGTGTGCCCGCGCTGCTGGGAACGCCAGTTTCGGAGGTAGCATGATTCCGACCGCCCATATCGATCAACTCGAAGCGGCCTGTCGTGAGGTGCGCCTCTACGTCGCTAGACTGGCCAAGGACCCGCCGCTCGGAACCAGGGTGGTCGAGGGCGACCAGGACGTCAACGACTCGATTTGGCATCGGCTCATGGCCGACATCGAAGACAACACCGTCCAGTATTGCTGCAAGCGCACCCGAACACCCCGGCCGCTGTACTGGTTGCCTAGGTACAACGCGCTCCTCTGCGACGAACACTGGAACATCGGCGGCTACTGCTTGTGCTTCAAGGAATGCGACGCGTGCGCCAGGCCGATCGAAGAGGCGTCGGTCGTGTTCATGTTTATGAAGATGTACATCGTCCAGGCTATCCTTTGCCTTGAGTGCGAATCGCGGGTGAGGCTTTCGCCTGCCGGGGGTTGACACCCAGTCGGGGGCGTGGTAGGATGGTGGGATGCTGCTGCCACTGGTGCCAGAGACCGTCCCCATCGCAGTAGACACCGAAACCAGCGGCCTGTTCATCGACGGAGACCCGGGTAAAGCGCCTCGCGCCCGGGTCTCTGTCGTATCAGCATCCTGGCGTGATCCGCACAACGGGCAGATTGTCGACCAGGTCTGGCCCTTTGACCAGGGTTGGCTCGAGGGTAAACCGGGACGCTGCGCCTGGTCCCCTCGCGGACGAGCCGGGTTCTTCCCGCTGCCGCCAATGCCCAGCTGGCGCCAGATAGAGCAGATGGATCACGTCGACTCGATGGGTCTGTACCCCGAGTACGACGACGGTTCGTGGAATCTCCCCATCAGCGACATGCAGCCGCTCCTGAACTGGCTATCGCGGCACCCGCTGATCATGCATCACGCCAAGTTCGACTGCCATATCCTTGCCGCTGGGCACCGCCTGGACGAGTCGACGGGGGTCGATGTCAGTCGGTCCGTATTCTGGGATACCCAGCACGGCAACGGCCTGCTTTGGCCGCTCGAATCATCCTCACTCAAGCCCACGGCCAAACGGCTGTGGGGCGAGGAGGAGGGCGAGGAGGCAGCCCGTATCGCGCACGAGCGCAAGCGGCAGGGCAAGGGCCTGACTTGGCGGTACGACACCCTGCGCTGGGCGACCCTCAAGCCGTACGCGGCCAAGGACTCGAACCAGACGCTGCGGCTGTGGGAGTGGCAGCAGGCCCACGTCGACGAGGGCGCGGTCTGGCACGGCTTCGAGCAGGTTCGCGCGCTGGAGCTGGCGATGTTCCGCGTCCTATTCGATATGGAGCGTCGCGGCATCGGCTTCGACCGCGATGGCGCGTACGCCGAGTACGACAAGATGGTGCTCCTCCTGGAGGAGGCCAAGGAGGCACTCCCCTTCAAGGCCACCGATCCGGCTGCGCGAGCGTTCTTCGGCGTGACCTCGGTCGCCGCCCCCGTCATGCGCGAGATCGCTAAGCGTGAGGGTGCCAGCGGAGAGGCAGCCAGGGCCTGGGTCGGCGTGAAATCGCTCCAGTCGGCGATGGCCAAGTGGTACCGCAACTGGCCTGCCGCGACGGGCCGGGACGGGCGTCTGCGAACCAACTACCGGCAGATGCGGATCGAGTCGGACCGCCCCGGTGGCAAGACGGGTGGCGCCATCTCCGGACGACTCTCCGTGGAGCGGGTGCAGCTCCAGGCGATCCCGCACGCCTACCAGATCCCCAAGGGAATCATCCCCGTCCGCAAGTTCTTCCGCGCCAAGGAGGGGCACACCCTCTGGGAAATCGACCTAGCGCAGGCCGAGGTCCGGGTTGCCACCTCGATCAGCCGCTGCTTGGGCATGCTGGAGGTCCTCCGGCGAGGGACTGACGTCCACGGCCAGACCGCTACTGTCATTTGGGATATCCTGCCGGGTGAGCCCAACTGGGAGCAGTTCCGCAACGTAGCCAAGCGTCTCACGTTCGCGATCCTATACGCCGCTGGCATCGACACCATGCGTGAACAGATCAAGATGTACACGGGCGTCGAGTACGGCCGAAATGAGACGCGCAAGCTGCGGGACGACTACAACAACGCGTTCCCCGAGATGGGCCAGGCCGCCTGGCTAGCCCAGCAACGCGCCGACAAGGCGATGGGCGGTCCGGGCTACCTGACCTTCAAGGTGACCGGACGACGCCGCGTGTTCGGCTACGGGGAACGCACCCACAAGGCCTGGAATGCTGTGATTCAGGGCACCGTCGCCGAGCTGATGAAGCTCTGGATGGTGGAAGTAAACGAGCGCTGGCCTGGATGGCTGCTGCTACAGATCCACGATTCGCTCGTGCTAGAAATCCCGAACGGCCAGGAGGATGAGCTGGACAAGATCTGCGATCTCGGCGTGCAGATCTTCAACGAACGCCTGGTCGCCATCGGCGGGCTCGATGTCCCGTTTGCCATCGACAGAAAGAGATGGGCCGATGCTGCATAGACTCTTACTCGCCTTAACTATCGCCGTCTCCCTCGCCGTCTGCGCCAGCCCAGCGCTGGCCGATGCGGGCGGTGGTCCGGTCGCGCTCCCCGCAGTGACTGGATGCCCCATTCAGGCGTGGGGCTCGCTCCCCAAGTCCGCTCCCGGGTCATCCCCCGGTGACATCGTCGGGGCGCGCATCGGCATCGGGCCGTGCGCTGACCGAATCGTGTTCGACGTCGAGGGGCCGACCCCCGGATGGGACGTCCGCTACGTCAGCCAGATCACGGCCGACGGATCGGGCGAGGTAATCCCCATTCCGGAAGCCGGGGCCAGGCTCCTCATCGTGATTCGCACCAACGCCCACGACATTAACACCGGGCGTCCGACCCTGACGAGTCTCCCCGACCCGGCACAGTTCCCCGTATTCCGGGGGCTGGTCCTGGCTGGCGACTTCGAGGGCATCACATCAATCGGCCTTGGCACGAGGGCACGCCTACCGTTCCGGACTTTCAGTTTGCCGGGACCGCTCAAGGGCCATAGCCGGATCGTCATCGACGTAGCACGAAGCTGGAGGTAAATGTGGGCGCATCACAGGAAATCCACGACCGCGAGCGTGAACTCATTCTTAGGCTCGCACGGGAATGGATCCAACGCTTGCGCGACGAGGGTGGGCTGGAAGAGGTCAGCCCAGCCGAGGTGGAATGGGGGAAGGTGGAGTTCCGCGTCAAGTTCAAAAGGGCGCCCATCGAAGTGACACTGCAAATCTCCCCCTAGAGCGAAGGTCTGCCATGCCAACGCGGCGATCATTACCCGACTTCTGGCTCACAATCGACCCAGGTGATAAGCACGTGGGTTACGCGAGCTGGGACGGTGAGGAATGTACCGCTGCGGTCGAGATGACCCCGGACCAGGCTATTGATACCGTGTGGGATCTAGCCGGGTTCGGGGTCATCAAGCTGTTGGTCTGCGAACGATTCACGCTCTATCCCTGGCTGGCCGCCCAGATGTCGCACTCGGAGCTGTACACCCCCCAAATGATCGGCGCGCTGGCCCACATCGCGCGTCGGCACGGCATACCCTTCGAGAAGCCACAGGCGTCCAAGCTCAAAGAAGTCTATAACCACCCCGATCTGTGCGCCCGACTCACCCGGTCGGTAGGACACGGAAAGCACGCGCGTGATGCCGAGGCACACGGGCTCAGGTACGTCGTCCAACTGGAACTACAGAGAGCGGGTTACGCATGAGTAGGCTGATGGTGGTAGTAGGAGGGCAATATGGCTCCGAAGCCAAAGGCGCGGTCACTGCACGGTTGGCCCTCGACT